ATTTATTCATGTAGTCACGCGAGGAGTTGTTAACCTCATAAGGACTCTACATGTGTAAATATACGTTTTCGGACATACGCTATAGAAATTTGCGACTCAAAGTAAAAATTCAAGACCCAGATAAGATGCTAACATCTTACTAGGGTTTCGTATATAAAACCTTTGAGCTACAAGTAGCACAACGTAAGATGTAAAACATCTCATCCAGGAAATGAATGTTGTAATTCATTACCCCTGCTCAGCCGCCGAGCAGTATCCTGACTTCCTCTGTTGAGAAAGCCTCTTGCGACATTTTATTGACTGTCGTCATTATTGTGTAAAACCAGTTTAGATCGAACCCATTTTGATCTAAGTTGGCGTAGGGTTACCATAAGCATAATACACTGGAGCACCAACGAAAAGTCCGAGTTGGAAATCTTCTGCTGTTGCAATGTATTTATCTATTCTCATGCTAGAACTATCGGCAAAAACATCATTACTGAGTTCATGACCAGAATGGAGACCAGCATAATAATTGGTATCTCTGGCAGGTACAAAACGTTGCCCTGCTGTATAAAAGGGAGTCTCATATTCGAGACAAGGATTATTTAATATTGGTGTAAGAGCAGTACCACCGGTAGACCGGCGTGTCGTTTCTAACATTTCGGATCTTCTGTCACCAATATTAGCACTATTCAATGGATGTGATGACTGTCCGTTACTAACACCGAAAATATTGTGACGTGCGACACCAAAAGTTCCTAAGGTGGACGAAGTAGTACCAGTAAGAATAGCTTTATGACGTAATCCTCCACGTCTGCATGCAAATGCTGGCGTCAACCAATTTAAAAGTGTTTGATTGCAAAAGCTATATGGTGCGCCAACACCTACAGAAGGAACAGCAGTATCGTGTCCATTGGGGTCCCAACCCCTATAATATGGGAAATCAGTTAAATTTGTAGAAACTATTCTAGTATCTGTGCCAATCTCTCCAGGCCACCAGGAAGTGTGATAATTATAACGTCGTAACATATCTCGGAAACTAACGATTCTCTCACCCTGGTAAACTAGGTATTGATTGTCATCTGGTATCATTCCTGACATATCACCAAAACCCTGAATATCGTGAGAACAATCAGGAGCATTGGAAACGTCATTGGAAGTTGCTAGAGCTTCTGGTGCAGATTCAGCTTGTTCAACGAAGTAAGAAGTATTTTTAATGCCACTAACGGAAGGAACAGCAAGAGCAAAATCTTGCCCTCCGCTAACCCATACTTGAATTTGAACTTCTGCCGCGTCAGTACTAGGAGTTGTAAGTTCATTGACTACATAAACGGAAAGAGTTCCATTATCAAAGAACGTACCACCAGTTACACTAGCAGAAGTGCTAAAAGTTTGTGCAAGACCATAAGAGTCTGCACCATAATTAACATTCCAAGCACGAATATCAGCCCATTTGACTTCATATTCAAAATCTCTATCTTCACTAATATCTATTGTAGTTGAATACACTTGATTGTAAGGAACCGCACCAGCATTGTTAGCTAGTGGATTATAAACGAGACGCAAACGGCCTCTGTGGTATTCTGAACAAACTACATTAAATCTAAATTTAATAGAACCTTGCCATGCTTCAAAAGGAGCAGCAGCAAAAGCAAGTGCAGTGGGATGAATTTCAGTACCTGCAGAATGTGATAAAGTTTCCACCAAAGCAGGTGTTACTAACATAGATGCCAAAAGATCATCGGGACCTGTAGATTCTGGCCAAGGAAATTGTTTCCAAAAACTTGGTCTTTGTGCAATAGCACTAATAGCAAGTTCATCTTCTCCACCTAAACCCATAACTCGGGTATCAATAGATAATTCATTCTTAGAATCAAGAGACAATTTTACAAGTGTCTCAGGAGTGTCTGTATTACATAAATTACCCATATAACGTGGTGTATAAGGACGAATATCTTCCAAAACCTGAGGTCTGGAATATCCAAATACTTTAGCAACTTGCCCAATACGTGAAGCAATCATAGAAGTTGCTTTTGCGTAAGGAGCAATAACTGGGATTTGTGAAAGTATGCTAGCTGCACTGGCAATGGCAGAAGCCGGTTTACTAATAAGGCCATCCTTAGTGAATTCATCATTAGAAGAAGTGTTATTGACTTTTCTAGATGCACCCATCTTTTTCATATTGCCAGCTTGCTCTTCATAAGTGGGAAAACCAAACTGATCTAACTTCCTATCAGCAATACCAGATTGTGCGACACCCTGTGCCAATCCATCAACTGTTTTAGTAGTTGGAACAGAAAGAGTTACATCTTCTGCCCAAATAAACACCGAAACAGTAACAGGATCAGTACCACGATTAGCATGGTGAAGGGTATCAAAATCATGAATAGTGACTCTTCCCAATTCTGCATGCCAATCCACTGAAGTAATAGAGACAAAATTTTCTGGCCAAATAAAAGGCAGTAACATTTCGCCACCTTGCGAAGAGGTAGGATCAAGCATAAAATGTGGTTTTTGAGAAGCACCAACAAGATCTTGTGCAAAGAACGCACGATTCAGTGTTACAGAATCGTTAGTTAAATAAGGGTTATACGAAACTAAAGCACGACCATAATAGAAAGAATTTCCGTTCAACATTATTTTCATACGCAAATTACAGCGTAAATTTCTAAAACGATTAATCTTTTCCATAACATCTATATTGGTAAAAAACTCAGTCCACGGATTAAATGTCTCATACAGGCGAGTACTCTCCGGAGTCCAAGTGTATTCTTTGATTTTAAGAGGACGACTGAGGAAGGAACCGAGCTCTGCGTCAGAGAATCCTGAGAGCTTAGTTGTGACATCTGGTGATGATGAAATGTCGTAAGACCATGGTGTGTCTCCATCGACAAAATGTACGTTTTGCGTTGATATGCTATCAGATGCTTTTGAGACACTATAAGCACCGATAGAAGAACTATTTGAGTCAGTTCCAAGACTATTTTTATTGTAATTATTGTTTGAGGTAGGCAAATTTTATTTACATACACATCACGGCAGTACCTTCTGCTCATGTGTGCAACATGTTTTGTTGGCTGACGAAACCACCAGTAAAAACCGGTATCCTAAGAGTAGGATGTCTATATGTACAAAGCTTCCATATATTATATAAACATATAAATTAAAAAATATGTAGTATCCATATATACACAACTATTTTAAACTTATACTACGAATAGTTCCGGAGTGGATAGATTTTACGCCTCTCCAAGGCGGAAGGGATTTATTCTGAGAAATCCCACTCGTCACCTACAACAGAGATGAATGTGTCTTCATCAGATACTTCATCAATCTTATCGGGTTCATGACCTAGATAACGAACTTGAAAGTGTTTCAAACGGTCTTCATAAGATTCAGTTAGCATACTGCAAGAATTAGTCATTCCGCATTTAAATGCAACTTCTTTCATTTGTTTTCTACGTAGTTCATAGACTTTTTTGCCGTGTTGCCACCATTCGCGTAAAGCTCCATCAATATTACCAGCAGATTGATCTTCAAGAGAAACAACCTTGGATTCTAAAACAGTATGGAGACTTTTAAAAATGGACTCTTCAGTTAGAGCTCCATGAATCATTCCGGTATCCTCATTAAATACATTCTCACGCTTCAAAAAATCAGCTTCGAGATCATTCATGTATGGGGTAGGTTCAGATTCTTTATCTGGCATAGTAAAAACCATATCACGTTCTCTTAAGAAATCAGCATATGAAATATGATTAAACCAATCATAGCCTTTCTTTACAGAACCTTTAACATCATCACCATAAGTCATAATAGCACAAACCTCACGAAAAGGTTTTGGCTGACCTAGGTGTTTAGGCCAAAGGTGAAAATATGCACATCTTAATTGCAAAGAATTAACGATACAGTTAATATATACCGTTAAATTTTGTCCTGATGGATTTGATCCTTTATGGATAATAATATCTCCATTATAAGCTACGCATGAATAAGCAATTTCTGTTGCAATACCTCTCATAATCGTAAGATCATCATTGGTATATCTGCCACATTTTTCCGCAATTTCTATTAAAGCGGCAAAAGCAGCATTGATGAGTTGTGCTGGCATACGAAGATCATATTTACTATAATCACCAGCCAAAATACGGTCTGCACCATGCTTTTTCATATGATTAGCCAATTGATCCCATTCAGGACCTTGAGCATTCACTCCCACTGCACACTCAGAATCAAGTGGAAATAGTGAGAGGATACGAGCAAGGGGTAAAAAGTATTTGCGAACCATCATTTGAGTAGCCCAATCAGCAGCCTGAAAAACTCTGACTTTGTCTTTAGATAATTTGGTTGGTTCATCTTTGACACATGCTTTGAAAATAGAATAGCATCGTTCACCAGCGAGTAGTGTTGCTTCCATATTTCTCATTTCATTAACTATCATAGGATGAGCTGTAGCTGGACATTGAAAATCCAAATAATCCACAGGATCTAAAAATTCAATCATATCGCGTTTAGGTCCAGAAAGGGGGTAGCCTTTAGAAGTACCTTTTGGCATGGCATCAATAAAACGTTTGCCATCTTTTCCACATAGAACTTCCATATCTGTCATGGGCGCAAGTTCTGAAAGAACCCACAATTTAAATTTGTCTTGTTTAAAAACATCAACTAAACCATTTACATAGTCTAAATATGCTGCTTTGACAAGACTACCTTCAATCCCTGCACTGGGATTGGCTGAGTGAGCTAAAGATGCTTGCCACATTCTAGTTCTGTGAAACTGTGGGGCACCATGTTGGTTTTTAACTCCGGTTACTTCAGCAACGGTGTCTGAAATAGGTGTTTTTCTAACTTTACTTTTAGTATGAGTAACTCGCTTGCCATCTTGACCTAAATATTCGACATTACTGCCGACAGGTAAATAATTAACAGGCGATTTTTCGTGAATATCTTGAGTAGCCAATACTTGTTGTTCATATCGGGTAACTGGGAAAGTACCATTCACGGTAGAAGGAAAAGCACCTTTCCATGTTTTATGTGCTTTATCCCAAACATCTTGTATTTCTTTTTGTGTGACAATTAAAGCTTTGCCACTAGGTTTATC